AGCAGACTTTAGTTGATGGTGAACATCGTGGTATTTTCGGCCGTGGTGATGTATCTCTGAATATGCCGGAGACTTTACTCGGATACCCTATTGAAATTGACGATTATCTGCCAGCAGTGGCCGCTAATGCTTGTCCTATCGTGTTCGGTGATATGCGTCAGGGTTATGCAATTCTTGAACGTCCGGGCATCGGGGTTCTGCGTGATATGTACTCTAACAAGCCATACATCGGCTTATACTCAATTAAACGTGTAGGCGGTTTAGTTCAGGACTACAGAGCACTCAAAGTATTGTGTGTTGCTGTTACCGGAGCATAGGTTATCTATTTCCATAAGAACAATAAAACAAAAACATAGATAGGGGGTCGGTAACACGGCCCTTTTTTACAAAGGAAATAAAAAAAATGGCACAACGAGGCAGACCACCAAAAAAAATTTTTACTGAAGAAAAAAATAATTTTTTGACAGAAGAAAAAAATTTAAAAATCGACAATTCGCCACGAGTGGATATGTCAGATGTGGAAATTGAAATAAAAACAGCTTTTCCGTATTCGCCTAACGGTTGGGAAGTTATAACTTTACAGCCTGGAAGATACAAGGCGAGCGAACTAGATCCGATTGTGATTAATTTGCATAAAAGGGGGGTTGTATGACCGCAGTTACAAGACCCACACTGCCAGAGATTAAGGTACAGTGTAGGATTGACCATAATTATGATGATTATTATTTGTCGCAATTGGAAAATTCCGCATTTAATTTAATGAACACATATCTAAATCGGACAATAATCACAGATTTAAACGCTGAATTGACAGATAATGACATTCAGTACAATGACCAGCTTAAAATTGCCGAGTTGATGATTATAGACAGTTTCTATAATGATCGAAGTGCTGAAAAAATACCGGGTGCGGCGATGTTTATTTTAAATCAATTCAGGATAGCGCAAGCGTAATGGAAAGCGGAAAACTTAACGAAAGAATCACCATTAAATCGCATGATGGTACTACATCTTATGATGTTTGGTGCAACGTGCGACCTGTTACCACTAGGGAACAGTTACGAAACAGTACAGTGTTAGCAAACAATTTGCTGACGTTACAAATTCGCTATCTGAAAGATATAAATAATACATTCCGAGTCGTATATCAAGGCTATGAGTATGACATAGTGAATATAACTGCGGATTGGAAAGCAGACAGCATAATTTTAACAGTGATAATGAATGACGATGCGTCACGGATAAGGAACACATAAGATGTTAGCAGAGAGTAGAACAACAATTAAATCATGGATTGAAAGGATTGTCGGAAGTGGGGTATCTGTCTATTGTGACTTCGTTCCAGACCATGACCGTAATCAATCTGTTGTATGCTTTAATCTGCAAGATGTGGAACTGACAAGAACTTTAGATATGAGTTCAACTTTGTTTTGGGCAACAGTTAAAATTATAATCAGTTCCAGAGATAGAGCCGATGCCGATGCGGTGGTAGACAGTCTGCTAGATCAAAGTTTTGATGATGATGATACATCAGGGATAAAAAATATTTTTTTTGAATCGTTGCATGATTTAGATTTTGATCCAGATGTAGATTATTTTTATAGTTCCGTGCTGACACTTAAATTAAATATAGATGTTATAGATTAATTTTTTGGGAAATAAAAATTATGGCTCTAAAAGACGAATGGCAGATTGACATTGACCTTTCATGTATTGAGAGGTACATCACAGATCTAGCCAAAACCGAGCCAAAATTAAGAAAAAAAATTGTTAGAAGTTCGCTAAAACGTGGAAATAAATTACTTCAAAACGCTGAAAAAACTGCACTCGGTGACGCATTACAGGCGAAAGGTAAATTAAACCGTTGGGGTATTCCACACAGCGGATTTTTGAAAAAAGGCCTAAAAGGCCGTGTAAGTTTTAAAAATAACAATATAAAGCTGATTGTCGGAGTGAAAAATTTAGATAAAGAAAGAATCAGTTTTCACAATGGCCGGAAACATTTGATCAAGGCTCCGACCTATGCCGGAATATGGTTAAACTTCGGAACTCAGGCACATAGCATAGCTAATAAGTCTAGCATGAGGCAGATTTTGAAAAATCGGCAGAAAGTTTCTAGTGACAGTTATGTTAATGGAATCCCAGGTAATGATTGGGTTATGAGTTCCTTTAATCGGGTTAAAAATCAGCTATTCAAAGCAATAGCAGAGGACCTCGAAACAAATTATAATGAAACAGTGAAAAGTAAATATTGACGTTAATTATTTTCTATAGGAGATAAAAAAATGGCTGTTACACCTATTTTTTCATATACACCGCAGAACGCAACCTTAATCGCCGGAATGCTTGTAGGTTATTCCACTGCCACCGCAGATCCGGACTCAAACTCCGGTACATGGTCACCGTGGAACGGCATCACTGAAATCGGTGATATTGGTAATTCCGGTGCATTCGTAGAGCAGACCACACTTGCAGATACGACTAAACGCTACATGGCCGGAATGAAAGATACGGCAGAAATGGAAGTTACATATTATAAATATGCCGGAGATACAAACCAAGCCGCTTTAAAGACTGCTGCCGAGGCCGGATCTAACATTTGGGTAAAAGTACAGTGGAAGAACGGTGACACCGCCAAATTCCAAGCCGCAATTTCCGGTTATGCGCTTGTTGGTGGTTCTAATGAAGATGGAGTAAAAGCTAAAATCTCAATGCGTATCAATGGCGATGTAGCTTTTACTGATGCGTCATAACACACGGAGAAAATAAAAATGTATGCTGAGTTGATTAATAAATACAGAGCCACAAATAAACTTAAAATTGTGGAAGTGAACGCAAAAGATTTTTCTGAAATCGACACAAAAATTTTTTTGAGGGAACTAAATGCTGGCGAAAAAATGCATCTTTACTTCATTTTCGAAAATGATTTAAAAAATGCATCAGAAGATGAAAAACTTTTATTTGCGTTAAATATGGCACTGTGTGACAGTGAGGGAAATAGGACAGAAAAAGACGAAAATTATAGTTTATTGTGTGATTTACCTAACGATTTACTGCAAAAACTGTTAGAAGAAAACACCAAGCTATTAACCATGTCTGAATCTGAAAAAAAAATTTCCGCTGTCGATACGGTAGACTAATCGCAAGAGTAGCAAGGGAAATCGGGGTTCCTATAACTGTGCTGTTGGAATTTCCAAGTAGAGAAATTGACATCTGGTTGGAAATTCTACAAGCAGAAAACGAGGAAGAAAAAAATAATTCAGAAAAAAACACGACTGCCGATGATGTGAGAAATTTTTTTAGGGGAAAAATAAAAAATGGCAAAAACGGTTAATTACGCTGGAACAGTGTTAGGACTGAACACTGAAAAATATACCAAATCCTTAAACACTCTAAAAACTCAATCTGCAAGTTGTGCAAACTCCATAAAAAATTCTTTTAAAGGTATGGCCGCCGGATTGGCGGGGGCCTTTTCTGCCGTTGCAAGTTTCAATAAAATTGTAAATTCACTGAAAGACTATGAGAGCAAAGTGTCTAGTTTATCAGCGATTACAGGAAATATTGAAGATGCAAAAATCTTATTTAGCGATTTAAATAATTTAAGTCGAAAAATTCCACAACAGTTCGATGATATAACTGCCGCCGCTGTTAATCTGAATAAGAGCGGTATTGTTCCGACAGAAGAAAACATCAAAGCGTTGTCAGCGATTGCCGTAGGCACTAATAACACTCTAGCAAGCGTGTCGCAAGTCGTTACAAGTGCAGCACTCGGTCAAGTGAAAGCCTTAAAACAGCTTGGTATTGTTGCAAAGGCTACGGGTGATCAAATTGAAGTATCATATAAGGGCCAGAAGTCCGTTATAGATAATACTTCAGAATCTATAATGAAGTATATCAATGACATTTCAAAAAATAATTTTGCTGAAACGCTAAACTTCCAAATGCGAGGAATGACCGGAGCCACAAAGAACCTATCTGATGCATGGTCAGATATGTGGACTGCCATCGCAACCGGAGATGTTGGTAGAGAGATTGCAGACAGTATCTATACAGCATCGAGAGCATTAGACAGCTTTA